CACACCAGAGGTATCGCGAAAAATTGTTAGTAATCACCTGATTACTACTGCTGTAGGGGAGCTGATCGTAAACAGCTCTCCCCCATGATAGACTTGCCATTACCATCGCTTTCGCGGTTTGGTTCCATGGTAGGGAGTTGTGGGTTCTCTCCTGGCGGGGAGAAAAAGAAAAGGCCCACCCCGGTGGGTTACAAGCGGCCCCGTAGTCGCATAAAGTGTACTCCTTGTACATCAAATTTATTGTCGACACTGATCATTCAGTGGACGAAAGATCTCAATGTCATCTCCTCGGATGACATAAACAAACATTACTTAGATGATCCCGTGACCATCAACTTATTTATTGACAACCTCAAATCGATTGTTGGGGAAGATATGTATCTTGGACAAATGTCCAAGAAAAATTCTATAGGATTACTAAGGTCCTATTCAACTGCTCGTTTATCTGATTCCATATGGAATAGAGGAAATAATAAAGACAGCAAACGCGTTGTCTTAACAAAAATTAAGAAGGCCTTCGTGACCTCCGATATGATTATGTCTGGGATACTGCTATCCCTAAAAGAGGGTCAGAGTATAAGTTACTCTACCACAGATAAGATCAACCGCATGATAATAAGCGATTGTATACAAAATTTTACAGACTTTTCCCAGAGATGGAAAAGTGAGATTAAAAGAATCAGGAAGGACTTCCTGACTAAAAATAGAATACAAGCCAAAAGAGGTTTGCAATTTATTAACAGACTACCTGCCGTGGTAGAATATAACAGAATCCATGAAAACTTGGATACATACAGAGATAGGGGACTCATAATAAGAGTCTCACAGATTTTACAAACGAGGTGTCTTGCTGATGCCTCTACAGAGATGGGCTTTAAAGCCCTCGAAAAATGGAAAAATACTGTCCTAAAAGAAGAGGACAGAACATATGATTTTGATTATCAGACCCTTAGTGAGTTTGAAGAAAAGATTTCAGGTAGGTCTTTTAGACCTACTTTAAGTACAAGAGCCGGTCTCAGAACTGGCACAAAAGGAGATGGTAAGTTTAAAACCTACCGAGAAGATATTGAGGAAATGCTAAAATTTCCCGAAAAAGATTATGAGTTCGTCAACCCTATGACGGACGAGATTTATAAAAAGAAGATCCTCGACTTTAGTGAGGATACAGAAGATGATTTATTTGTCAAGATATCTGATGATGTCTTGGAAACTGAAGGTAAACCCTGGTTGTCTACCTCTACTAGAAAAGGAACATCCATTAGGATTTCAAAAATAGAAAGGTTACCTTGGAGTAGAATTCTCCTCGGAAGATATTTATACTGGTTCGCAATGCGCGACGACAAAATGGAAAGGAGGGGCGACATATTCGTTGCCCCCGTTTTAGAACCTGCAAAAGCTCGCATAATAAGCGCGGGCTGCGAAAGACAAAGTCTCATAAACTCAGCTATGGGACACCAATTCTTGGAGGCCTGTCTAAGGCTTCCAGAAGCAAAATCAGGGCTTTCTGAAGAAAAAGCCCTATGGAGTTTTTACTTGAGTTGCTCGCAAGATGGCAACTTCTTATTTCAATCAGATTTACACGGAAGTACATTCGTGTTGTCGGACTTTGAGGAGGCTACGGATAACCTCCACTTTTCACACGTTGAGAAGTCATTGAAACTTCTTTTCAAAAGTTGTAATTGCGGTGAAACTATTCGCAATTGTATTATTTCAAACTTCCTCTCTGAGAGGAAGGTTTTCTTTAAACGAGGTGAGGATACCAACACCTACACAAAAAGAGCCGCCCTCATGGGCGACTGTCTTACAAAATACATTCTAACCATTTCGAATGTAGAATTAGTTCGCAGAGCGAAACAAACGCTCCGCTATAGATGCAAATCCGCCATATGCGGAGATGATATGATTACTTGCTGCCATCCATTGGATGCAGAAAATTTTCTGGCCTCATACAAATTTTGGGCCAATAAGATGACTTATACAATCTCGGAAATGGATTGTATGATTTCTGATGTGGGCTTCTATTGTGAAGACTTAATGTTTAATTTTCGTAAGAAGAGTGATTCTTACTTTTTTCAAAAAAGAGAGGGAAGAGATTACCTCTACATAGATTTGGTCAAGCTCAAATTACTGAACTGGCAAAGTGGTGAAGTCAACCGAACGGGTGACGAAAGCAGAGAAGGAAGGCTTGAAGCCTTCCAAAAACAAAGGTCGTTTCTTTCGGCAGGAAAGGACAATATTTCAAATGTTTCAAGGTTCGAACATGGAGCCTTAATGTATTGGGCCCTCTATGGAAAGTACATAAGGGGCAAATGGAAACTATCTCCACTAACAAATGGTGGAGGTTACTTATTACCATTTCACGTTATTGGTGAAATGAACGATTGTATTGTAAAGTATTGCTATAAAGCGATACAGTGCTTAAATTTTGATGGGGAGAACATATTCCCCACGGAAAAGGATTATAGTGATATGTTCCAAATAAGGAACAGAAGCAAAAATAGAACAGGCCAACCCGTGATGGCCTACATATCGAAAACTTGTTTAGAAAGTTTTAAAAACTATCGGATTTCAATACCCGATAACATATCTTGGATGATCCACCTAATGAAGGGTAGGAAAGAAATGTCAGTCTGCACTGGACTGGAGATATTTAATGAATTGTACCGAACTCTTGGTACTATAGATAAGATATTCAGGACAGAAAGATGTCTTGATTTAGAAAGGGTATGCGATCGAAGTGTCGCACCAGAAATGATAAAAGAGTGGTACAAAAGGTTTACATACCAAATGTATCAAAGTATTTTGGTAGGTATAAGGCACCTACCATGTATTGCAGATTCGGGCATTTATACAAGGAATGCCTTCAAAGATAGTTTATTGAGGGTTTTAGATGAAAAACCCCAGATGTCAAGTACTCTCGATTTAGAGTATTTAAGCAAATTTCTTGCTACAAGGGAACCCTTGTACCTACACTGTTCCGAGTTCGAGGACCTCGGTATAATCATAACCTGCAGCATGATACAGGTCAAAACTAGAATCTACACAACCGATGTGCGGTTGGTAACATTAATACAGAAGAGACTAATGACTAGACTCAAACACTATGGTATAACCTTCAATAACAAAACGAAAGAAGGCAAAAATATGGATTTCGGAGGTGAACCCACCGAACTAAGAATGACTGAAGCAGACGAATTTGTCTGGGACACAATACGCGGGATCAAAGAAGATGAAGGTCCCGAAGAATTTGAAGACTGGCTCGATAATGAGCCAGAATGTAAAATTGTTTTAATACTCGACTCCGGTCGGGTAGTCAATATTGAATTTGAGGATGACGATGAGCCATCCCTAGAATTGAGGTCGGCTGGTATGGAACCAGCCCCAGACTAATTTTTGGGCAGCTAGGAGCTGCCCCCCCGCCTAGAGGGAGCCTCCCTCCCCCCTGGCTAGGTTGCGCGCCGTTAGTCCCGTACTGACGAGTAGCCTAAGCTAGGATCGTCTCCTGACGAGCGTTGCCCCCG